AAACGCTAATAGAATCCGCACACAAGTAGATATCGCTCGGTCTATTTCTGTATCCGTACGAGCAAGCATGGAGTTGTAATGGATATTCAATCGCTACTAAAAGTAGCCTTAAACGAACATGATGATGCACGCGAAAGGTCACAACAAACCGAGTTGGGCGCATCATCCGTATATGGTTGCAAACGACAAGCGTGGAATATTCTGCGACAGGTTCCTAAAACCAACCACAATACCGAGTCACTTGCGGCAATTATTGGTACTGCCGTGCATGCAACCATTGCAGAGGCTATGAAAAATGCAGACCCATTTGGTGAAGATTTTCTTATTGAACAAGGATTTTCTACGCCCGACTTAAAAGGACATTGTGATTTGTTCGTTAAGTCCACGGGTACGGTTATTGACTGGAAAACCACAACCAAGAAAAATGCCAGCAAGTTTCCGTCTGAACAACAAAAGATGCAGGTGCAACTTTACGGCTATTTAATTGAGGAAGCAGGATACAAAGTCAATACTGTGTCGTTGGTTGCATTCATGCGTGACGGACAAATGAAAGATATAAAAGTCCACCAAGAACCATACGACCGCAACAAAGCACTAGAAGGAATCCAATGGATTAAAGATTTACAAAATACAATCTATGCCCCCGAACCAGAGAGACCCAGAATCTTTTGTAAAGATTTCTGCGAATGGTATGACCCAACGGGGGTAATAGGATGCATGGGCAAATAAAACGAACAGATGTGGAATGGGAACGCGCATCATGCAGAGGGTTGGATACAGACACCTTTTATCTAATGCGTACGGACTTATTAGTGGATGGGCTAACCTATAACCACTTACGGCGGATTTGCTTCGAATGTCCTATCCAAAAAGAATGTTTACAGATAGGAACTTCGCTGGAACGCTATGGATTTTGGGGCGGCTTATCCGAAGAGGAACGCACCGCAGTCTACGAAGGCAGAGAAGGCAAGATAATGCACAGACTTAGGCGCGACCTAAGATTGCTGTCCATTGACTACAAATATTTACAAAACATTGTGCTTTCGGTCAAGCGAGTCTTTGGCGAGTTTGACTATACGGGAAGGATGATAGTTGAGCGACCAGATTAGTCAGGGCAAGCAGATACAAGACCTGATGAAGATTTATTTTGACAACTACACAGGTGTAATTGCGCCAGCAAGAGAAAAAATGGCTGGTCAGTTAGCACAAATCCTTAAAGATACTACATACGAAAAAATTGCACCGCTAGTAAAGCAAGTAGCAATAGACGGGCAAGCCATAACTAGAGGTACTCTTATGTTTGCCGCCAAAAATAGTATGCCAAAACCCGCCACACGAACACCCGACAAATTCAAGCCTGAGGATTTAGAGAACCGCAACGCAGTTCCTATGCCTGACTATGTTAGGGAAGCCCTGCGCAAAGGTCTTTTTAAGTCACCTGAGGCTGATTAGAGGCGATTACAGACCATGACTAAGAAAATACATGGCGGAAAACCTTACGGCGTGTCTATTAGGCTCAAATGGCTGGAATGTAGTAAGTAATGTATCATTGTAAGGCAAAGGGGGAACTATGACCAGAGTTCTTAATGTTGCTCATCTCCAACTTGGGGATACGCTTGTGGATAACCATGTGCCTTATGTCGTAAATAACATAGAGCCTGACCGATACTGCTATGACTTGCAGTTGTTGGACTCCGCGGGCGGTAAGATTAACAAATGCATACCAGCAGACCAGCAGGTGATAGTAGAACTGTGACTATCGCCTTCTCTGTAGAAGGCAAACCAATTCAGCAAGGCTCTATGCGCGCTTTCAATAACCGCATTGTGCACAACAAGACCAAAGAACTAATGGAGTGGCGGTCTAGAGTAGGACAGGCGGCGCATCTCGCTGGGTGCACCCCGATTCATGGCGCGATTACCATAACCATGCGGTTCCGTTACCTACGCCCTAAGAGCGTGATTAGAACCCAGCCAACCGTGCCACCAGACCTTGACAAACAAATTCGCAGCATCCTTGACGCTTTGACTGGTATCGCCTACCAAGACGATTCACAAGTTGTTCAAATCACCGCAACTAAGGAATACCAAGGAACCCAGGGCGTAGACATAACTGTTACAGGCGGGTTTGACCACCTATAAAGTTATCAAGTTGTTACAAAAGAAACGCCGAATCTACCCACAGGTCGGACAAAACAATTTATAGTTATCCATATCAGCACACGGGCTGGTAATAACTAGGAGGCAAAAATGGCTACAAAAACTGGCAAGGCACAATCAACTACCAATAACGACACAATGGCACTTCTTTACGGCATTAACCAAATGGATGCAATTTTGGAAATGCTAAAGGATGTTAAATAAATGACAGCCGCATCAAAGGTTCAACAAAAAGCACAAGTGATGGCGGTGCAACAACTACGCGATAAATACAAATCAGAATATTCTGAAATGTATCGCCAAGCAGTAATCTTACTAGGCGGAACTCCTCGTCAAACAAAAGAGGAAAAAATAGCCAAACTACAGGCTGAAATTGCAAAACTTCAGGAGGCAAAATAATGACAACCAAACCAATGCTTATTATTTGTTCATGGTGCGATAGCAAGACACCTATGAATACCAATTCAATGTGGTGGAATTTCCAAGACCCGATTTGGGCTGACCCTATTGGATACTGTTCCGAGGAATGTATCAAGCAAGCGCAAGTCCGTAAGGAACTAATCAAACAAAAGGCGGGTATGTAATCATGGACAAAATGGCTAAAATTTCACTTGACGATAAAATTGTACTTGGCGAATCATGCGAAGCACCATATTGCAAAAATCTACAAACAAGTCCTAAAGCCGCTAATTACAGCCTATGTGACGAACACTATAAATCATTAGACTATGACTGCACAAGGTGTGATACACCAGCATTTCATTGGTGCGTGCATAAGTCATGATTACATTTCTACTTATTGGTATACCCTTACTCACCGCATTATTCCTATTCGCGCTAATTAAACTGGAAGGCAATCATGAAACTTGGGTGTAAGGAAAATCATTGGAAAATCAAGGACGGACAATTAGTTCTTGATACGCCAGAGGGTCAAGAGTCAGTCAAGCACATGGTTCGCATACTCGAAGCGCAGATACGCGGCAAGATATATGACGAAATTTGCGCATTTCCCCTTACAGATAATCGTTCACAGATTATGAAAAACGGGCTAGAAAATAGCCTATTGGTCGTGCAGGATATCTGCGCACAAATAGCGTTAGGAAATAAAGATGCCAAAACCAGTTGAACGAAATGTTGTAATCGTGGGCAAGCAACGCACTTCACAGTCTGCCGCGGAACGAATGTTCTTTGAGTCAGGCACTTGGCGCAAGCGCGTGTACGATTATGTGGCTATGAAGGGCTGGGATGGCGCTACTGACCAAGAGATGCAGGAATACTTTGGCAAAAGTGGCGACACTATCCGACCAGTTCGCATCAGTTTAGTTCGCGACAATATTCTTATGGACTCAGGGCGCACCCGCGCAAACGAATCGGGTAATCAATGCATCATTTGGACTGTGGTTACCTTTGAAGGGATGCTTATCTAATGCCAACCTACGAATTCAGGTGCAAGACCGACCAGTCAATGCTAGAAATACAGCAAGGATTTTATGATGACATTATCCCAAACTGCCCTTTATGCGGCAAGGAGATGCACAAGGTCATTAGCGCGACACCAACACACTTTAAAGCATCAGGCTTTTACAGGACAGGTGGCTAATATGGAAAAGACATGGACATACAGGGAAGCGGAACTGCGCGAGGAAATTGCCAAAGCAATCGAGACCGCCAGTTATATTGTGCCACAAAATGGTAACCAACTAAAAGACGCCATAATGCAAGCGGCTTGGATTGCGAGATACTACAAATGATTTATATTTTCATATGCGACCCAGATGAATGTGACGCAAGGATTGACTTTTATGCGCGAGATGGATTTGGGTTCCCTAATGGAGAAGTCAAGATGACCTGTCCTTGCGGTAGGAGAATGCAATACATAAGTTTGGTTAAAGCGGGTGCCGCGTAATGAATAGAAATAAACTCAATAAAGTCTTACGCGACATGGAAATGGATGCCATTCTATACGAATTGACTGCGCAACGCGAAAGAGACAGAAGGACATCTAATGCTCTACACCTAAGTGCGAGCACAATTAAGTTTTATATCAAAGAAATAAACAAAGCGAAAAGAGCAACTTCATGATTATTGGACTTTCAGGCTATGCGCAGGTCGGTAAAGATACTGTGGCGCAAATCTTGGTAGAGGAATATGGGTTTACCCGTATCGGCTTTGCTGACATAATCAAGAAGGCGGCTTATATTCTTGACCCGCTTATTACAATGGACGGCATGAGACTAGCCCACGCAGTAGACAAATATGGATGGGAAGGCTCCAAACAAGTACCAGAGGTTCGCAGAATCCTGCAAGTGCTTGGCTCTGAAATTGGGCGCGACTTAATTGACCCACAAATCTGGGTGGAATTAACCATGCACTCGGTTCATGTGGACGACAAAATAGTTATATCGGATGTAAGGTTTCGCAACGAAGCCGAGGAAATTAAATGGAAACAGGGTCAGGTTTGGCGTATTAGCCGTATCGACAAGGGTGCGCCCGTTAATATCCATAGGTCAGAGACCGAT